CTGGAGTGGTATCTGGAGGTTTGGATGTTGGAGCGGGTGCTGACCCACTACTAGCAGATGCAGTATTATCTTCACCCACACCAAGTTTATTATTAATAACTTGGCCAGCACCAACAATATCAGTTAAGAGACCTAGAACAGAATTATCACCTTTTCGTTGAAATTTTTTACCTTGAGATGATCGTCTTCCTTGACCAAAACCTACTCCCTTTTTCTTCTTTTCATCAGAATCTTTCTTACCTGCTAATTTGTTAACAATAGCAGCAGGTACGCCAAAAGAGTTTGCAATTGGAGCAACAAGGGTGTTTAAAACTGGTCCTGGAACATTAGGAGCTATTGCTCCCATATTGGCAAGAATGGCCGCACCAACACCTTTAAATGGTGCTTGATATAATTTTGAAAGATTTTCTGCTTGTTTTCTATCTGGTTGGGCACCACCGCCGCCACCAGGTAAAGGCAAAATACCATTATCTTTATAATTCATGGCGTTTTGAGCACCACTTATTAGTGGTACTCGCATTTCTGGTCCCGCTTCACCAATAATAGCTTGTGTTGGTCTAGTAAAAATACCCCCATCTTTTGCTTGAGGAGTGGTCTTATCAACAGCAGGAGCAGGAGTTGGTCCTGGAACTCCCTCTGTAGGAGCAGACCCATCTCTAGCTTTCGTGAATTCATTCTCACCTTGCCCCAGTATTCCACCCACAACGAGTGGAGCCGCAATCATAGAGACAGCGCCAATACCCTTCATGATGGCTCCGGCCCTTCCTCTGGGTGCTGCTGCTGGACCTGGAGGAGCACTTCCAGGTTTACCACCAGGGGCACGAGGGGCAGCACCTGGAGTTTGAGATAACTTACCTTTTCTTTTCCCTAACAGTGAAATAAGACCAGATACAGAATCCCAAATTGTTTTTAAAACGAATTTAACGCCACCTAATAATAATGCTGGTTTCTTTAGGAATGCAAATGTTAAAAGTAATCCGCCTAAACCAACTAAAAATGTTCCAAACCCCTTCAATCGTTCCCAGAAACTCTTATTTGAGTTTAACATGTCGGAAAGACCACTGAGGGTCATTCCTACCGAGGTACTTATAAAATTCCAAAGGAATTTGAAGAATCCCACCATCGCATTCCATATAACAGTTAATTTCTCCCTATTTGCAGGATTCGCTAACCATTGTAATATTCCTTGTACTAAAACTGCCTTTAGAATTCCTCCAAATAAACCCGCTATACTTTCAAAAAAGTCTTTGACAACAAAAGCTGCCATTACACCAACATTTGTTGCTAATTTGCCTAGGCCGCCACCTTTCTTATCAAATTTAGATCTCTCTGCTTGTTTTCTAGCGTCTTCTGCCTCTTTTACCTTAAGTTTTAACGATTCTGTTAAGGCGGCATTAGTCCTTTGTTGCAAAACAATCATTGAATTGATTGTCGCCCCTAATCTATTCAAACCCGAAGTAAAAGCCTTATAAGAAGTTACCGTAGCCGAGTTCTGAGGTGTAACTTTAACCTTTGGCACGGTAACCATCTTATACAGGATGGTCTTGGGTTTAGAAGTGGGGATGTTAACTGCCATTTATTTTTGTAACATTTCTTAACATTCTTTTTTCATGATTTTTTGGCGCGGGTTCAAAACGCCATATTATTTAAATATATTTGAAATTGGTTGAGCAGCTCTCATTACCTGTCCTCCACCACCGCTGACGATAGTCGTACCTGTTCCACCATTATTTATTGGAAACGGAACTACTGCTGGGGCAGATGCTGCAGCAGAGGCCTCTGTGTTGCTGACTTGATTATTAAATGATGCTTGAGATAAATTGGAACCGCCACTCATCACTGCTTGTGCAACAAACTTCTCTCTATCCATACCAGAAAGCTTCATCGCTTTTGCTTGCTCCCTTGCTAACTTGGCAATGGCAAACTGTTCTTTAGTCAATGCCTTATCTGGTCTTTGACCTGGTGCTAGAGCACCAGGGGGATTAGTAGTAGGTGCTGGTTTTGGTGCTGGTGCTCCTGGTTTTGCTGGTTTTGCTGCTGGTGTTCCAGTTCCACTTGCTGCTGGTGTTCCAGTTCCACTTGCTGCAGGAGCAGGTGTTGGTTTAGGTGGTGCAATACCAAAAAGACCTTGATTTAGGGCATTAAATGATTTATCCATTTCCGCAAGAATATTTGCATCAGAATCTCCCCCAGATCCAGTATCACCACCAGATGATGAACCTGATGTATCACCACCAGATGATGAATCTGTGTCGGTTGAGGCCCCAGACTTATCAACCTTTGTGACACTGGCACCAGATGGTCGTCCAGTACCAACTTGCCAGTGCCAAGCCTCAAATCCACCTGGATTGTTAGTTTCTAAACCAGGTATTTGATTGAAACCATATCTCTTAGAATTTTTTCTTAACCACATATATCCTTTCGTACTGGGCCAACTCAAATCGACTGCCAATCCCCATGAGTGTGGTGAAGATCCTGGTTTTGCTGCTCTAGGTGATCCGTAGTGTTTATATGTTGCCACTTGATCCTCATACGATCTATAAGAAGAAGACAATCCTAAAGGATATCCTGCTGCCTTGGCATCATCCCACATCTGATTAAATTGTGGTGCAACTTCCTTTCTTAATTTACCACCACCTCTGATTGGTGCTAATGCAGACGCTGGTATATAGCCGTTCTTATAATTACCACCTAAAGCAAACTTTCCTGGTTGTTTATCTGGAGCCGACTTTGCTGCATTTTTGGGTGGTGAATCTGCCTTAGTTTGACTAGAATCAATACCATGAAGACTCTTCCACAATTGTCCACCTTTAGCCATTTTTTTAATGGCGTCCATCTTGTCATATTTTTTAAATTTCGCTATTCTATCTTGAAGTCCATTTAATCCACCATTAATATTTTTAGTCACAGTATTCATACCGTCCATACCTTTGGCCGCAGCACCTCTATTAACTCTAGCCAGCCAATATGCTAAGGCAACTTTTGCTGCATTACCAGGTTGTGCTAGTTTCTTTGGATGTTTTTCTGCGTCAGGAACACCTGCTTTAGGACCATAAGTTCTATAATTAGCACGTCCAGTAATTTGAATATATCCTCTTCCTTTGTATCTTTTTCCATCCCCAGGTTGAGTATTACCTAAATCTCTTCTACCTTCATATGCAGCCCCAGAAGCAATTTCTTCCATGTATCTACCTTCACCCGATTCATGACCAACTTGAGCCATAAACATGACTCTTTCATTTGGATTTTTAATACCACCTTTATCCATAGTTTCTTTCATGATACCCAAATATCCACTGCCTGAAATTTGAATATTTGCAGTACCCGTAGAGGAGTCATCACCGCTACCAGCAGCTGCACCAGAACCAGAACTGCTGCCGCTTCCTCCACCTCCTCCACCGCCTTCTTTGCCACCGCCGCCCATACCTTTCTTGAGGTCTGAATCTGCTAATAAGGCCCATACGCTTAATACGTTTGCTAATTGACCTCTTAAGGTCATTGGTGTATTACCAGGTTTATTAGTTTTCCTAAAGGAGGGAGCTTTAGTACCAATTTGTTGAGATAGTGGATCCTCCATTCCACCAACTTTATCAACCGTTTTAGAAATAGACTCTCCGCTGCCCACACCACCAACCATGCCCAATCCTAGTTCTGCTTTGATCTTATTAAGATCACTACCTAATAATTGTTTGGCAATCTCTGCACCAGGCCCCATCCCCTCCAAGGATCCCAGCATTGCAGCCATGAGTGTTGCTTGTGTTTGTTTATTACCGCCACCACCTTGGCCAAGAGGAACAACTGCTTCTGGTCCATTTTCGCCCAAGTAGGCAAGAGTGGGTTTGTTAATGACACCACCCGTTTCTAGTTGAGGAATCTTTGGTAGTGAATCTTGGATAGCCTTGAGTGGACCCATGATTCCACCAATGATATTATTAAGAAATTCGTTTTCTTTCTTAACTACATCAGGGAAGAAGTCTCTACCAAATAGATACGCATCCAATGCCATAGAGATCATTGGACCAGGAACAAATCCAAATAGTCCAGACAAATCTAAGATAGCAGATAATGCTTCAAGGGCAGCACCAGACTTATCACCAGATTTTAATCTATCATAAGCAAAATAAAGGTTTACTAGTCCACCGATAACTGGAATTGCTTTTCCACCAAGCTTACCAAGCATTTTCTCGCCACCTTCCTTGGCGACTTTTTTCATCACTTTATCATAACCAGGTATTTTTGTAATAGCATTTTTAGCAGATTGACCTGCTTTTTTTGCAGCAGATATTATTCCTTTCTTTTCAAGGAGATTATACGCACTCTTAGCAATTGGTGTTAATTTTTCTCTAATTCCTTTTTCAAACCATTTTCCTGATGCTGCCAGTTTATCTCTGAGACCTCTGGTAAGACTACCGCCAAGCATCTTGACATTATCCCATCCCTTCATGACACCAGACTTCAGGTTATCCAGTCCACCTGCCGCTTTCTTCTTCCAAGTATCAAATAAATCACCAGCTTGACCAAGAGGACCCTTTGGTCTTGGTGGAAGTTTTTTAAACTTACTTCTTACAGCAGTAAGTGCTTGTACTGGATTTTTACCTCGTGAAATTAAATCATCATAATACTTTGCAGCATCATCACCATATTCAGATGCAATTTTTTGTACTGCTGCCCTTGGTTTAGCAGATGGAGTTGGCGCTCCGCCTGGAGTTGCTGCTGGTGCAGCAGGCGGGGTAGGGATTGGTTTGTTTCCAAACACATTGAACCAATCTAGTAATTTTATTAAGTCTTTAACTAGATTGAATGGATTTAGATATGAAAGGGCTTTGAATCCTGCAATTCCAATCAGGACTTGTCCAAGTCCAAGCATGACCTGCTTGAATCTATCAAACCCCTTTGCTTCACCATTACCAAAAATATTTGCTACTCCTGTAAGGAAGAAATCAATTGATTTATATGCAATATTAAATATAAACTTAAATACTGTACTTAAAGTATCAATAAATACCTGGATCTTTTCTCCATTTTTGGGATTTGCTAACCATCCTAAAATCGCTTGTGTTATAATTGCTCTTAAGGCAAACTCAACAATACCTTTAAATGGTCCAAAGATTTTTTCCATAAGTTGAGTAAAGAATCCCTTTTCTTTAGTTTTCTCAACTTGTTTTTTTGTTTCTTCACGAACTGGTTTTAACTTACCACGTTCTTGAGAATCTTCTGCTGCCTGATCTCTAGCTCTTTGTTGCTGTCTTCTTCTAAGTTCTGCTTGCTTAGTAATTAATGCTTTCTCAGAAGTTAATGTTTTAATGAACTGTGCCTGAACTCGGCCAAGCGATTCTATCGAACCACCAATCCTATTAAAACTTAGGAGAGTTGCACGACCCATCGATACAGCAGCAGATCCCTCGGCCTGTCCCGTTGTCTTCTTTTTATCTGGAGGACCCGTTATCTTTTTGCCTGCTGCAATAATGGTTGCCCCACCCTTAGACGTATCCATTTTATTACTTGCTTTAATAGCAGTAATCATGTTTGGATTAACGTACTTATAGGGTTTGATACGTGACATTAGAGACTCTGCTGACCTTTGGCTGCTTGTTGTTGTTTCTTATATCTTTCTTCTTCTTGTTTTAGGTGACCAAGAAGTTTCTCAACATAGTATGCCTTCTCCCATGGAACCATATTTTCTAAATCATTATAAGACCATTTATGATAATGGATTAACGCAAAGTTTGTTTCGAGATGACTCTCTAATGTAGCATGAAGTAGGGCTATGCGAAAAAACTTCCCAGACCTTCCAATTTAATTTTACTTACCACTCCAGTATTGGGGTTTTCAACTTCAATTTCATGCTCTAGTTTAGGCATAGTGGTAAAAAAGTTTTGAATTTTTGCAAACTCACTACTTTTTAAACCCTCAAGGAATTCCATAACTTCTTTCTTGGAATATGTTCTGCAATCATATACTTCGTCACCTTGATAGATCTGAGCCATACAAGATACAGATAGTTCAAACATGTTATCGACAGTAATATCTTCACCAGTGAAATTAAGTTTGATAAACATATCCAATGAAGGATACTTCATAATAATACCAATATCATCTGTCAATTCAATTTTAGTCGTATGTCCTTCTGGGAAAACTACTTGAATTGCTTCCAAATCAATATCAATTTCAGTCGTTGTCTCACCATCATCAGGACAAGTAACTACAACTCTAGAGACTTCACCAACAGACTTAGAACGAATTCTGAGAAAGACATATTCAATATCAAAGGTAGATAATTCTTCTACTCTTGTTTTTAAGTTAGTACAATTTTTAATGATGGTCTTAACAGCATTCATCATATCTTTTTCTTCACCCAATTGCATGGCAGTGAGGAGTAATTTTTCCTCCTTAACTAGAAATGGGCGATACTTAACTGTCTCTTTAGTTGATGGCAATTCCAATTCATATTCAGGAACCACTAATTTAGGTAAAGGCATAATTACTCCAGTTGCAATAATATATTATAAATTTATTTATCTACTTTCCTGGACCCGATTTTGAAGGTGTCGCTCCTGATGGTGATGCAGGGGGTACAGTCGTAACTGTTGGAGTGCCAGCACCGCCAGCACCGCCAGTGGTGATGAGCGTAGGAGTACCTCCAGTCGTTGGTGCAGGTCCAGCTGCGAGAGAAGCATTGAGAGCAGCGGTTGATGCCTTAACACCTGCTGATCCTACACTACTTGCAGGCGTCTCATATTGAAGTGCCGAAGACTCTGAAGGAACAAAGAAGCGATATCTCTCAAAGTAAAATGATACTTCCATTGTAGCAGATGCTGCAGGCCCAGATTGTAACTGCATACTACTAATATTAAATGGATATACATTTTGCATAGTCCATGATCCTATACATCTATTCCAACTTACTGATCCTGGGTGTGATCCAGTGCTAGCAGCAAGACTACCACTCGTATATGCTGCAACGTTATATGGTTTAACTCCACCACGTTCATATTTAAAAATATCTAGGTATGTGCATACCGCATCATCATACCATGATACATACTGACCAGCATCTGAGGCGGTGTAGTTCATCCATCTTTCAAAGAAAGTCCTCGTGAAATAAGTTCTAGGAACAATAAATTGAATACTGATCTCACTAAATGAAGTACCTGTTGGATATTTCCATTGTGATCCGACAGATTTTATTTCTCCAGTTGTGATTTGTCTGCTAGGAACCGTTACATCAGTTGCATAGTAAGTCAGCAATCTAGATTTATCGTGACCTGGGCCACTTGTAACACCATTGTTGAAGTAAGCATTAAAGTCACTTCCTGCCATCACATTAGGCTTCCTACGAAATCTAACCCAATATAGATTGTTATACGAAGGAGGATGTCGTTGCGTCAAAGATCTAAATCCTTGGAAACTATTTGCACCCGACAAACTTGTTACTGCTACTGTCATCGATAAATAGATCTATGATTAATATTATTTATGTCGTATAAAGGAAAGTACACCCCATCAAATCCTGGTAAATACTTGGGAGATTCTAAAAACATTATCTTTAGATCTTCATGGGAACTTAAGTTTATGAAATACTGTGATACCAACGACAATATCTTACAGTGGGGTAGTGAAGAATTGCACATACCGTACATCTCTCCTGCAGATGGCAAACGGCATAGATATTTTCCTGATTTTTTTATTAAGGTAAAAAACAAACAAGGTAATGTGAAAAAATACTTGGTGGAAGTTAAACCATTCAAACAAACTATTGAACCACCAACACAAAAGAGAAACACAAAAAATTATATTAATGAAGTTGTAACTTATGCCATAAATAAAGCTAA